GCAGGTTTGCGTTCTTGGTCTTTAACTACAGATGGTCTTACTACAGTTGAACCAACAGGTACAAACTATGTAGTAGGAGATATTTTCTCTGCTTTAAATGGTAGAGGCGTAGTTACAGTTAAGTTTACAACAGTTAACGGTAGCACTCCAATTGTAGGTGACTTAATTTGGTCTGGTTCTGCATTTGTAGAAAGCTTAGATATTACTGCTGATATGGAATCTCCAGTTACTTACTCTGCTTCTTTTACAGGACAAGGTCAATTAACTCAGGCTACTAACGCATAATAACACCAAAAACACCAAAATATGAGAGGACATTACGAACTATCCCTAAGCGATGGGACTAAGATACCTATGAGATTTTGTACATGGTCTTTAAAAAGATTCTGTCAATTACAAGGTATTGGACCATCAGACATATCGGAAGCGTTATCAGGTAATCAATCATTAGATGCGATTACTAATTTGCTAAAGGCTGCGGCAGAATATCCATTGTATAGTCAAGGAGTAACTCCAAGCTTTACAGATATTGAAGTATGTGATTGGATTGATGATATGGGTGGATTAGGTAGTAAGAAGTTCCAAGATGTTATGGCTTCTTTAGCAGAAAGCATGAATAGTGGTGTTGAACAACCTACTAATAAGAAAGCTAATAAAGACGCTGTAAAAAAAAATTAGAGTGGATTGATATTGAAAGATATACAATGGGGGAGTGCCAAGTGCTTCCCCATTTGTTTTGGGATATGACGATGGCTGAGTTAGATTTTGTTTGGTATGGTTACCGTCATAAAGAAGAACAAGAATGGTTAAGAGCAAGGTGGCAAACTTCTATTTTGCTAAATATACAACTTCCAAAAGGTAAAAAGATAAAGCCACATGAGCTTTTACCACTTGACTGCGATAATCGTAACTTTGTAAAACAAAGGGTAATGACACCTGACGAACTTAAAGAGGTCTTAAAAAAATACGATAATATAAAGAAATAGGATAATGGCAGATAATCAAGTAGACTTAAAATTAAACCTCGATTTTCAAGGGGTTAATGATGCGTTATATCAAATGATTGGTCAGTTTAATGGTACTGATAAAGAGTTCCAAAAAATTGCTAATAACATTCAAAAGAACGCTAAAAATCTAGAGGCTGCTATTAAGTTATTTGGTCCTGCATCACAACAAGCAGGAGCTGCTGCTAATAAACTACAAAAAGACTTTCAGTCTTTGGTTGCAAATGGAATAGACCCAGCTAGTGCTAGTTTTAAGAAAATGACTGCATCAATGCCAACATCTGCTGGAATAGATGCTACTACAGGATCTTTACGAAAAAATAATATACAATGGGCTAACCTTGCGTTGGTTATACAAGATTTACCATTTGGTTTTAGAGGTATTCAAAATAACCTTCCTGCTGTTGCTGGTGGGTTTGCTAAAATGACTGGTCCTATATATTTGGGTATATCTGCTCTTATAGCTGTTATTACAGCTTGGGATATGGGTATGTTTAAAGCTAAAAAAACTACTGATGAATTAAAGCAATCACAAGAAGATTTAAATAAAGCTTTAGGCGATTCTAAAAATGATTATTACGCCAACGAATTATTGCTTACAAATTATGTTAAAATAGCAAGAGATGCAAACTCTACTGATTTACAAAGAAAGAATGCAATTAATGAAGTAAATAAGGTTCTTAAAGATTATGGTATAAAGTTAGATGAAAATACTATAAAAACAGGCAAATCAGAAGAAGCAATTAAAAAGGTTACAGAAGCAATGCTTAATCAGGCTCTTATTGCTGCTTATAAAGATGAATATGTTGCGTTAGTAAAGGTTTTATATAAAGAAAAGGAATTAGCTGGACAAGCTAAAAAAACAGCTAAAGCATCTGAAACTGTAGTAAAAGATGGTATATTAAATTATCAAACATTAAGTAAAGAAATTGATGTAACATCTTTAGCTACAAAAACATATACAAATGAAGCCGATAGACAATGGATGAATCAAGAACAAGTTGTTCTTAATGCAGCTAGTGCTGTTGAAAAAGTAAAAAGCAAAATTCTTGAATTACAAAAGACATTTGTAGCAGGTTTATTGCCTGGTGGTGGAGGAGGTAAAGACAAGCCTGAGCCAAAAGATACATATGCAAAAGATTTTATTAAAGCTTTAGAAGAAGAACAAAGATTATTTAAAGATAATTTAGATAATCAGTTAGCTTATGCAGAAGGCAATGATTTAAAAAAGGTACAACTACTTCAGAAAGCAATGGCTGATTTAGTAGCTTGGTACAATCAAGGGATTATTGAAGAGTCCTTTTATCAAAATACTATAGCTGACTTATATAAACAAACGTACAACTTAAAAGAAGATTTACTAAAAAAAGAATTAGACAAAGAAATTCAAATTGGTAAGTTAATAATACAAAATAGAGAAAATATCGCAGATGCCATTGATAGGATAAATCAAAACATGACTTCTGCTGAAATTAAAAAAATACAAGATGCTTTAAAGGTAAGATTAAGATTAGATAGAAATAACATTAATCTACAAATAAAAGATTACAAAGATGCCATAAAGAAATTACAAGAAGAAAAAGCTAAGTTAGAATTACTTGGATTACCTACGCAAGTTGCAGCAGTAGACAAGGAAATAGATGAAATGAACAACAAGATAGAATCTTTGGGTGATACATTTCAAGCTACTGCTCAAGGAATAAGTGGTATTATATCAGGATTTTTAGCTGATTCATTTACAACTTTAGGCGAAAATATAGGTAACGCATTAAGTGGTGGCGAAGTTAAGCCTCTCGAACATTTCCAAAAATTACTTGCTGACGCTTTAATTAACATTGGTAAAATGTTAATACAATATGGAACATTATTACAAATAGCTTTTGCATCACCTGATCCTTTTGTAGCTATTGCTGCTGGTGTAGGAGCTGTTGCCTTAGGTACTATTATAAAGAATAGACTTAAGCAATCTGCTGTTGATCCTACTGCATTTGCTAATGGTGGTATCGTATCAGGACCAACTATGGGTCTTATGGGTGAATATCCTGGTGCTCAAAATAACCCTGAGGTTATTGCACCTTTAGATAAATTAAAAGATTTGATTGGTGGTGGTGGAAATGGTCAGTTTGTATTAAGAGGACAAGACTTAGTTTTGGCTATGCAAAGGTCTAATTCATCATTAAATATTAGAAGAGGGTAATGGCATACGCAGTAAAATATATAATAAATACAGCTAGTAAAAGTAATGTTAGTAGTACAGTTTATCTTTACGAAGATGGATATGTTGGCAGCACTATAGAATATCAAGCTACAGGATTACAATTAGAATATATACCTAATAGTGATGATACGTTTGAGCCTATTTATGTAAGTCAATTAAATGTGTCTATTGACGTTACTGATGATATTGAAAATATGCCAAACTTTACAACTCTAAATGACAGAAAGTATTTTGTTAAGGTTGTATCAGGCGGTGTTACAGATTTTCAAGGATGGTCTATAAGTGATGATGTTCAGTTTTCATTTAATACAGGTAGAAAAGAACTATCTTTTAGTGCTATAGATGGTTTAGGTATGCTAGAAAGAATTAAGTATGATTTACCTAATACTATATACTTAACACAAGTACAAAAAGCAATAACCTTTATTAAGGATTGTTTATTAGAGTTAGAATACCCATTAGATTATGATATTGTAAGCGGTATAAGTTTTTATGCCGAAGGGATGACTAATAGAACAGGCAATTTAAATGCTGATCCATTAGACCAAACATATATAAATTATGCTACAATAGTTAATGACAAACAAGAAACACTAAACTGTTTAGAGATTTTAACAATGATAACTAAAAGCTTTGGGGCAAGATTGTTTCAGGCTAATGGTAATTGGTATATAGTATCTTTAACTCAGTTTGCACAAGAGTCTTATTATGTTACTATCTATAATAGTGATGGGACAGTAAGTGGTAATGACGTATTTGATGTAAAAGGTATAATTGAAGGATATTCAGGAAATGATACTGGATTATACTTTGTAGATAATAGCCAATTTAAATTAATTAGAAAAGGCTATAACAAGATTAGATTTAACAAGACTATTGAAAACCCTACTAACTATGCTACAAACTGGGATTTAAAGATATATGAATATGTTTCACCAACAGTAAGCAATGCTTTTGGATGGACACAAGTAAGAAATGGTGGTACTAATTATGTAAAGCCTTATCCTGAAAGAAAGTATAATTCTTTTATTTTAAGCCATGATTTAACAGTTAACCCTTTTTACGTTTCTGTATCCCCTAATAATTTACCAAATCTTAACTCAAGTGATACTTTTAATATATCATTTGATATTGTAGGATTAGGAACACCTGCTGGTGGTCCAGATGCATTGTTTATATTAAAAGTACAAGTTAATCCTGCAACAGGTCCTTCTTATTTCTTAGATAATAATAAAGCATGGAAAGAAGCAGTTAACACAGGAGATCACTATTATTTTGAGGCATTTAATCCTGCTGATCCAAAAGCTAATGTAAACGTAACAACTCCTGTTTGCCCTGTAACTGGTCAACTTGTAGTAGAGCTTATTTTATGTGACAATTCAGCTCCTTATTGGAAATCTACCATTGCAGGTGCAGATGTAAGTAATTTTAAAATTGATTTACAGTCCACCTTTATCAGCCTAACAACAGAAAGCTATATTACTAACAATAATGAATATGTCCTTGAAATAGACCTACCAATGGGCTTTAATGACATAAATGATGGCAAGTATAGCTACAAGGGATTTTTAAGTGATTCTGCTGGTTTAAACTTAAAGAATTGGTACAGACAGGAATACCCTACAGATATATATAGAAGCTTAAGTGAGTTAGTTGTAAAACAATACTCAAACTGCTTAAACAAGAACATAATAAATCTTGACGCTGCATTTATGGGTATGCAAACAGCAGAAGGTAGATTTAGTGGTGCTATGCCTATTAGGGCTGTAGATACTGACCCTGCACAAATTAGTGTTAACGACAAAAGATATATAATTGGTAATTCTACTATTGATTTGCCTAATGATGTTATAGCAGCTACTTTACTAGAGGTGAACCCTAATAATGTATCTACAACAATGACTACGATATATGATAGCAATAAATTATCGTCTGCTGAAACAGGATTTGGTCACTTTAGGTCAAATGGCTATTTAACTAAGGAATTAGCTTATGCAGCTCCTTTAACCAGCAATTTGATATATCTTGAAGAAATAGGAGTGCCAAGTGTTGGTGATTTCTTCTATACAAATGACTTATTAAATGTAGGATTTAATGGTGCTAATATTTGGTGGAAAGTATTAGTAACAGACACTTACTTCCAAGCTTACAGAATTAGTGGAGCTGGAGAGATTTTAGAAACTTATGGATAATATAAAATATAAATAATGGCATCAGTAATAAACGGAACGAACATAGTATTATACTATACAAACCCAAACCCAACCTTTTATTTTAATGGTTCTACTTCGGTAACCACCATTAGCGGTTTAAGTTATAAGCAATTTGGATTACTTGATAGTAATGGAGTAGCTACAAACTTTACTAAAACTACAGATGGTATAGTTGCAGGATTTATTACAGATGTTCCAACATTATCAATTCCTGCTGGTACTTGGACTTTTAATGCTTTTGCTTCAATAAGTGATGATTTGGTATCAGCACCTAGATTCTACTATCATATATACAAATACAATGGTACAACATTGACATCTATAGGAACTACAAACTCTATCTTTTTTACACAACTAGCTGTTAAACAATACACACAAACATTTGCGTTTCCAGGTGCAACATTATTGTCAAATGAGAGAATAGTTATACAAGTGGTAGCAAGTCA